TAAAGATGAGATCATAAAGTCTATGAACAAGAGACTTAAAAAAGAAAAGAAAAAAATAGAACAAGAGCCTTCAGAATTAGAACGTTATACAGATCTTATGGTTTCTGATTTTGAGAAAAAGAAAGGTCCTTTTTTTGATAAGATTAGAGCCAGAGAAAAAGCCAAACAAAAAGCAGCTGAACTTAGAAAATTAAAAGGTAAAAAATAATGGCAGCAAAAGTTATTACAAATTTTATAGCTAAAGCCCTTTTTAAACAAAAGGGAGCTATTGCTAATAATAAAGCAGTAGCATTTTCTGCAAATGCTTTAGAGAATAGATTAAAAAATTTAGGTATTGATCCAAATTTAATTACAAGTGAAAAAGAATTAAATCAAATACTAGCTTATGTTAAACAAGCTGAAGACCAAGCCTTTAATCAAAAATTTGGTAATATACTAGCTGGTAATAAGTTTGATAAACAAGCTGATATATTAGATATGACTGGAAAAAAAATGGACCCACGATCCAAGATCATGGGAGGTCAGCAGTCTGAAACAGAAGCAGAGATACTAGCTAGAATAAACAAAGAAAATAAAAAAGGTATTGCATCTATAAAAAATAGAAAAATGGTTGAAGAAGCAATCGACAATGCTTCACCAGGATTTGCAGGAGATAGAAAATATGATGCACAACTTGTTGCAGAAGATTTAGCAGACAAAAAATTTGGTAAAGAATTTTATGATTTAGATCAAAAACAACAAATGGATCTTTACGATGAAGCACTTGAAGGATTATCAAAACAAAGATTTAAAAACAAACCAGACCCAGAAGACATGGCACAAGGTGGACGTGCAGGGTTTAAAGATGGTTTAAGTCCAGCAATGAAAAAACGTATGATGGAGCTTCTCATGCAGGGAGTGCCGATGGACAAAGTTCAAAAAGAAGCAGAGAGTCAATTAAGACAAGATGAATTTAAATCAAAAGCTGGTCCACTTTTAGAGGCAGCGAAAGGTGGCATAGCACGTCTTGGTTTTAAAGATGGTATGACTAGAAGAACGTTCTTAAAAATTTTAGGTGGTGCTATGTCTATACCTATTATTGGTAAATTTTTAAAACCTCTTAAAACTGCAAAAGGTATAACCAAAGTTCCTGTAATTCAAACCGATAACGTGCCAGGTAAACCAGAATGGTTTGATGCGTTAGTCAACAAAGTTATTATCGAAGGTGATGATGTAACTAAAAGATTTGCAACAGCTGATAGACAAGCTGTTCACCAGAAAACACTTGATGATGGTTCCGTGGTCCGAGTTACAGAAGACGTGGACGATGGTGCAGTAAGAGTGGAATACGAAAGTGAAGCTAATGTATTTGGTGATGATGTATTGATGGAATATAAAAAACCATTACCTGATGAGGGAGCACCAAGTCCTACGGCAGAATTTAGTACAGCAGAGTCAGGTCCGGTTGGTAGACAATCAGGCCCAGATGATTTTGATTTAGATGTAGATGAGGTTGGTGGCACAAGTATCAGTGATCTTGATTCTGATGTTTCAAAACTAAAAGAATATGCGACAGGTAAAAAACCTACTATGAAAGAAATTATTCAAAACAAAAAAAGAAGAGATAAAGCTTCGGCTATAACAAATGATATTGATGGAGCGGCTAGTGATGCAGTTATTAGAAGACAAGGTGAGATGATCGATTACGATGACTACGCATCAGGCGGCATCGCTAGAATGTTAGGAGAATAATGAACCCGTTAAAGTACGCACAGATGATGAAGTATCTGACTCGGGCAAAGAAAGCTAACCCAGAACTTCCTGATGTCTTTCCTGCAAGCAAAGCTCCTATTCCACCAGTTAGACAAGATGTTGAAATAAGAGAAGCTATCAATAAATTTAGTAGAGATAATCCAAGAACAGAAAAAGCAGGTGGTGGTATGTTGGTGCAACCAGGTTTTAGTGGTGTGAGGCAGGGGTATGCTGGTACTAAAAAAACTAAAACTACTAAAGTTATAAATAAACTAGATTTAGATAAGAAAAAAATTAAATTAAACGGTGATAATTTTATAACTGGAGAAGTTAAAAGTTATGCAGAAGGTTCAGGTAAAAAATATGTTGATGAGTATTTAAGTTTTGTAGATAAAAATTATTTAAAAAACGATATGTCTATGGTTGAACCTTTTCAGGCATATATTAAAAATAAATATCCTAAAAAATTTTCTAAAATTATATCGGATGTAAATCAAAGTGGTTATAGAGGTTTAAAAGATATTTCTACAACATATAAAAAAGCATTAGCTAATGAATTAATTACAGCAGCAAACAATCAAATAAAATATGTAGATCAATTTGATATTTTAAAAAAATTAGTTTCTCCCACACGAGCTGCAGCTTATGAAAAATCAGGAGGACTATCTGCTAGACCTCCAGAATGGGCGGATAAGAATACTTTAAATAATTTTAAAAATTTAGATAAAATGGAAAATAAATTATCTAAAGCTTTGACATATATGGTGAAAAATAATGTTACAATCATAGATCCAAAAAAAGTTAAAATACTAGGATCGGGGGGAAAGATAGAAGGTGCATCTCCAATTAAAAAAATGATGCATTATCTTGCAGGAGGTGGAAGTCAAGCAAATTTAAATAAAGCATTAGAAATAAATCCTTGGTATCAGTCTCAAAATTTTAAAGTAGGTGGTACAACTAAAAACACTTTTGATTATTTATCAAAACAATATGGTAAAGATTTTATAGGTCAACCTTTTAATGATGCGTATGATTTTGCTCTTCAAAGAAGAGGAAGAATTACGTTAAAAGGAATGAAAAATCAACCTTTACCAGAAAATTTAATATGGGAATTTGCGGCTAGAAGTGCACAAAGAAATTTTACTGATGGTGTTCCTATTGAACAGTGGCCTGTTAAAATTTTAGATAAAAAAGGAAATGTTGTTGATTTGGGTGAATTTCCTGTCGACTCATCGGGACGTAAAATTTTAAATACAAGTGAACTTCAATTTGAATATAACGGAAAAATATTTAATAGAAATAATTTAAAAACAACAGGAGTTATGTCTGGTAATTTTGATGATATTTATAAAATTTCAAGAAAGCTTAATGATTATTTAACACAAGAAGTTCCTGATCCAGATAATCCTAAAAAAACAATATCTCTTGGAGAATTATTTAGAAAAACTGAAGGAAGAATATTTCCAACAATCGGACATGATGATGCTAGAGGAGGAGTAAAAAAGAGACCTTTTAATAGTTTTAAAATTTTGACAAATGTTGAAAATCTTTCTTTGTTTAATGCATATAATAAAATAAAAAATCCACAAACTAGAAGAAATGTAGTTGATTTTATTTATGGAGAAACAAAAGGATTAAGAGGTGATAGATATAAAGAAGCTTGGACAAATAAGAATGTAAACTTTGTAACTGAATATATTAAAACAGGACAAGGTTTAGAACAAACTCCATATAAACAAGCTGTAACTATGCCACCTAAAAAATTAGAAGCAGAAATTTTAAAAAAGATGGGTTTTAAATGTAAGTTTGCAGCAAGCACGGGTGGAGCTGCAAGATGTGATGACCCAGCTTCTTACACTGATGATATTAATAAAACAAGACAGGATTTAAATTCAAACGACGTCAGAGTCCGGGCTGCTGCAAGTGCAAAATTAAATAAAGGTTTACAGGTTGCAAAAACGTTACCACAGATTGGAACATTTTTAAGACGTGTAGGTCAAGCAACTGTAGGTGGTGTAGCAAAAGCTTTAGAAGCAACAGGTATAGCAAGTCCTGTTGGTGTTGCAATCGAAGGAATGGTTGAGGGAGGTATTTATGATTATTTTAGAAAACAAGGATACACTCATGATCAAGCATATCAAGAAACATTTTTTCCGGGCATCGTTTCAGGAAGACCAGAAGGCGTGCCATGGTACGGGGGCGCTGAATCATTATTAGAAAAAGAATTAGTTGGTGATGAACCAGGAAGACAGTTTCAACCAAAAGTAGCACAATACGTTGACGCATTAAAAGACCAAGAACAAGTGTTTGATGCGTTTGGAAGATTAGAGCAAGGACAACAAGCATCAAGAAAAGATATTACAGATGCAGCTTCTGCTGATATTCAAGATCTAAACAGATCTGGAACAATAAGTAATATTAATAGAATTATGAATCCTGAAAGTATGGCATCACAAGCGTATCAAACAGCTGTTGAAACACAGGCAGGCAGACAAGATCAAAGAGCTAGAGATTATATGGCTGAAAATTATGTGCAAACGGAGCCTACTGATTTTGCAGAACAACAACTTCAAAAGAAAAGAAATGAAGCAATGTTACAAATGTTTCCAACTCCAACAGTAGAGGATGTGCAAAATGTATATAAAGCAGCTGGTCGTCAAGATGATTTAAAATATTTTCAAGCTCAAGATTATAAGGACTTTATGCAAACGATGGATGATTTTCAAAAACAAAGTTATTTTGCAGATAATTTTAGATTAGAAAAAGCAGGTGGTGGTATTGCTAAATTAGCTGGTGTATCATCAGGCCCACCACCAGAATCAGGACCAAACTCACAAGGGTTGCAAGGTCTAATGAAACGTGTTAGAAACTTATAGGAGTATATATGGCAGAAATAGACAAAGGACTCCCGAACACTAGAAACAAACTTGAGATTCCTTCAGAAGAAGAAATACAAGATATAGCTGTTCAGGAACCAGTAGAAGAAAAAGGACCAATCGAAGTAATACCAGAAGAAGACGGTGGCGTAACTTTAGATTACGAGCCAGGTGCAATTAATGTGCCAGGAACAGAATCACATTTTGATAATTTAGCAGATCTTTTACCAGACGATGTTTTGGAGCCAATAGGCATGGAGATGACACAAAATTATATAGACTATAAAACTTCTAGAAAAGAATGGGAACAGTCTTACATACAAGGTTTAGATCTCTTAGGATTTAAATACGAAAACAGAACAGAACCCTTTCAAGGAGCTTCTGGTGCAACACACCCTGTGATGGCAGAGGCAGTCACACAGTTTCAAGCTCAAGCATATAAAGAATTATTACCAAGTGATGGACCGGTAAGAACACAAATTATTGGTGTAAAAAATCCAGCGACAGAACAACAAGCAACACGTGTTAAAGATTTTATGAATTATTTAATTATGGATCAAATGAAAGAATACGAAGCAGAGTTTGATTCTATGTTATTTCATTTACCACTAGCAGGTTCAACATTTAAAAAAATTTACTATGATGTAAACATGGGACGAGCTGTATCTAAGTTTGTTCCAGCAGATGAATTAATCGTTCCGTACACGGCTACCTCATTAGACGATGCGGAAGCGATTATTCATAAAGTAAAGATTTCAGAAAATGAATTAAAAAAACAACAAGTCAATGGATTTTATCGAGATGTTGAGTTAGGACCTCCAGGTATAGATTCAAATGATGAACTTGCTAAAAAAGAACGTGATCTTGAAGGAAGTAAAAAAACTGGAAGAAATGAACCAGTTTATACATTACTAGAGTGTCATGTTAATTTAGACTTAGAAGGTTTTGAAGAGGTCGGTGCAGACGGACAACCGACTGGAATAAAATTGCCTTACATCGTAACTGTTGAGGAAGGTAATAGAAAAGTTCTTTCTATTAGAAGGAACTTCGCGCCCAATGATCTAAAGAAAAATAAAATCCAATATTTTGTCCATTTTAAATTTCTGCCAGGACTAGGATTTTATGGCTTTGGACTCATTCATATGATTGGCGGATTGAGCCGTACGGCAACGGCGGC